GCACCTCTTACCAATTCTAATAACGCGCCAGCTAAATCTTTTAGAGATGGTAATAATGCCATGCCAATTTCTTCTGATGCATCGCCGAGTGCATTTTTTAGTATCGTCAGTTGCCCTGCAAATGTTTGCCCTGCTGCCTTTGCACTACCGCCAAATTCTGTTTGCAATTCTTGCAAAATCATCTTCTGCGCTTCCATGATGTTTCCGGACTCTACCAGCGACTTGATGACCTTCATCTGCTCTTCGCTAAAGTTAACCCCTACCCTTTTCAGCGCAGTCACACCGTTGATTGGGTCTTGCAAAGCTTTGCCTAACTGCGTTACACTGGTTTGTAAATCCTGCCCTAACGCTTGCGACATGTCCAAAGCTGTTTCTATTGCTGCCGGGAAAACATCTTTGGATACGCTGGTGAAAGTCAGCATCAGGTTTTCGGCAGACAATATCGCTTCATCTTCAAACATTGTCACTTTTGATAGTGATTCGGCAAGACTGGTTGCCATTTCTGCGGTAACTCCTGCCACTCCCCCGGTAGATTCCAATACTGCATTAAGCTGAGCATGGACTTTTTCGGCTTCCATCGCCGCTTGGACGGATTGATAAATCCCACTCCCTAATGCGACCGCGCCTGCGGTTGCCGCTGCAAGGCCAGCCGTGACGATAGTACCGCCAACCGCAGCCATGCCTGTCAAACCGCGTTCTAGTAAGCCGGCTTGGCGTTTAACTTCTTCGACACCCTTTATAAACCCCGCTGCATCGGTGGTTATCCTGACAACCAGCGTAGCTAAATCAGTCATTCGTATCTAATGTTTCGCGCTTTTCATTCTGTATTTCAGCAAATACATACTCGCCACGCCGAACCAGCGTCCAACCGAGATCATGCCTAATCCAAGTCATGTCTTCGATTTCTATTTGATCTAATGCCGTTACCTGACACCCACCATCCAGCCATCCAGCAACGGATAGGATATTGGGCTCAATGTAGTAAGGCAAGTCTTTCAGCAGCTTATAAACCTTCATTTGTCTTGGCATCTTGCAACTCCTTTAACATCCTGAATACCGCTTTTATCTTTTCTGCCAACGTTGCATGATCTACTTTCTTTTGTTCAAATTTCGGCATAAAGTCTTGTGGCGTATAAGGCTTTCTGCGCTTCTTACTATCACGATGCACATTGGCAATTGTACTGGCGATGATTCCTGCCCGTAGATCCGCTCGATCCTCACCAAATGGCTCCAGTTTGAAGTAAGCCATCCATTCTGCAATCTCTGCTGATGTTAAATCGTTCAGCAAACGATCTACGTGCGGTTCGCCTATCGCTAACGCTAGCCGATAAGCGAACCGCCGTGTGGGGCGTTTTTTAGGTTATCCGCCAATGCATCAATTTCCGATTGTGTAAAGCGCGACAATCGCATTGCTACCTCAAAAATGCGCTGCAACGCAGAAGCAGATTTCCTTCCAAGCAGTTCTGCTTCTGCATCGCTGAACATTCGATTGCCGTCCTCGTCAACAATCGTCATTGCACAGAGTTTTGCTCGTAAGTTGCTCATCTCAACACGCACACCGGATTGCGTTTGTTTCAGGATTGCTGCCTCGAATGCGTCCCGTTCGGCTGCAGTCAGACAGCGCACCCGTACAGTACCGCCCCATTCCGGTACTTCAACGTCTTCATAAACAAGATCGTTTGCTTGCAATATCTCTTCGCGCTTGAGCATCGTTACTCCTTATGGCGTGATGGTGACCGACCCGCTCAGCTTGATCGTGATTTGCGCAGTTAGCAAGCCTTCTACCGGTTCGGAGAGTTCAAAGCTTGTCACATAACCGGAAAAATCAATTTGGAACGCTCCTGGATCGGGCAAGATCAATTGGAAATTGCGCTTGATTCTGTTCTGCATCGAATGCCACAAACTACCAGCAGTTGTTGAGTAGTGAGTGCTGTCGGCAGGGTCAAAAGCAATCTCGAAGGATACTTCGCCGGCATCCAGGAGGGTTGGCACATACTCACGCCAGGTTGAGCCGTGATGACTGGCATCTTCAGTACCCAATTCAAATGATGGGCCCGAAATATCCTTGATCTGACCAATGGCAGTGAATACTTCTGGATTTGCGCCATTGCCGATTTTGATTACAGTACCAGTTGAAGTTAAGACAGTCATACTTCCCTC